GGCTGAGCGCGTAGCCGCTATGACAGCAGACGAAAAGTCGAAGCATGAGCGCGAGAAGCAGGAAAAGGCTCTCGCAGACCGCGAGGCGGCTCTGACGAAGCGGGAGCGCACCGCCCTTGCAAAGGAGTACCTCGCGGAGAAGAACGTCCCCGCCGCTCTGGTAGGGGCTGTGGACATCTCCGACCCCGACGGTATCGAAACCAGCGCGGCGGCAGTCGCAAAGGCTTTCACGGACGCAGTCAGCGCGGAGGTAGCAAAGAAATTAGCCGGGGCTCCCCCGAAAAAGGGCGACCCCGGCGCAAAGGACCCATTCCTTGACGGACTGGGAGTTTAACAGGAGGTAATTTTAATGGCAGTAAATCTCGCAACAAAGTATTCTGACAAGGTCGACGAAGTATTCAGGCTCGGAGCGCTCACCACTTCGATGGCGGGCGGGAAGTACGAATTCACCGGAGCGCAGACCGTCAAGGTCTACAGCATGGGAACCGCTGAAATGAACGACTACAAGGCGACAGGCTCCAACCGCTACGGCAACCCCGAGGAGCTGGAGGACACCACCGAGGAGCTGACCCTCACTCAGAAGCGTTCGTTCACGTTCACCATCGACGCCACCAACGCGGTGGATTCCCCGGCGGGTATCCGCGACGCGGCAAAGGCGCTCCGCAGACAGCTCGACCAGGTAGTTATTCCGGAGGTGGACGCCTACCGCTTTAAGACCGCCGCGAACAAGGCTGAGCACGTAGCGGTCAGCACTACCAGCAACTCCACTGCGTACAGTGATTTTCTCGCGATAAACAGCGCCATCAGCGACGACGAGGTGCCTGCGGTCGGCAGAGTGGCGTACGTTTCCAACGCGTTCCTCAATGCGATAAAGCAGTGCGACGGCTACACCAAGGCTTCCGAGCTTGCGCAGAACATGCTCATCACCGGGCAGGTCGGCGACATTGACGGTGTTAAGATAGTAGCTGTTCCCAAGAGCAGAATGCCCGCCGGCGCGTCGTTCATCATCGCTTACGGCGAATCTGTGTGCTCCCCGGAGAAGCTCGCAGAATACAAGATCCACGACAATCCTCCCGGTATCGCGGGTCACCTTGTCGAGGGTCTGGTGTACTACGACGCGTTCGTCACCGAGAACAAGAAGTGCTCCGTCGGCGTTCACTTCGGCGCTATGGGCGAGATAAGAGCGTCCATGACCGCCGCCGGTTCCGGCAGGGGCAGGCTCAAGATCGCGCGCAACGCCGCCGGAAAGCTGATGTACAAGGCAGACAGCTCCGTCACTGTTCCGAAGTTCGGCGCGGCTGCGACTGGATTCACCGAGGTCCCTGCGGACGGCATCATCTCCGCGACTGCCGGAAACAAGGTCGCTGTAGTTTCTGTTGTGGACGATAAGGTCGTAGCGGCTTCCGCCGTATTCGACGCGGCGGTCGGCGCATGACCCCGCTTGAGCGCTTCAAGCTCCTCGCCGGGATAACGGACGATTCGCAGGACGGGTTAATAACCGCCATGCTGTCGGACGCGGCGGATTCCGTCCGCGACTATATCGGGCGGGAGGAGGTACCGGCGCGGCTGATATCCGTGCAGGTTCAGCTTGCAGTGATAGCGTACAACAAGCGCGGCGCTGAGGGCGAATCCTCCCGCAGCGAGGGCGGAATTTCCCAGAGCTTCGACGGACTTCCGCCGGAGCTTCTTGCGCGGCTGAAAAACTATCCCAGAAAGGCAGGGGTGCTTTATACGGTTGATTCAGAACAGGCTTAAAACGCTCCCGCTTTCCCGCGCGGTGACTGCAAGGAGCGCCTATATCGGCACTGAAACCACATGGCAGCATATCGGCGATATCCGCGCGGAAGTCCAGCCGCTCTCCGATAACGCCACCGCCGAGCAGTACGGCGTGAAGTTCAGCCGCTTGGTGGAGCTTTTCTGCGATATCGGCACGGATATCCGCGAGCGCGACCGTGTGAAGCTCCCCGGCGGCACTTACGAGGTCAGAGGGGTGACTACCTACGGAAACGTCAGGAAGGCGGTGTGCGAGCTGGTATGACGATACGGGAGCTTATCAAGAAAATGCAGTCCGTCCGCGCGGACAGCGGAAAGGTTCTCGACCGCGCCCTGCTCAAGGGCGGCGAGAAGATACGCGGAAATGCCGTCCTGCTCTGCCCGGTGGACACCGGAGAACTCCGGAACAGTATCCGGGTACAGCGGCTCGCGCCGGGCGTAGTCACGGTTGGCACCAACAAGGAGTACGCGATATTCGTGGAGTACGGCACCGGCACGCAGGGCGACCCGGGAGTGCCGCACACCGCAAAGCTGCTCTGGCGCTGGCAGGACGAACAGGGCAACTGGCACACCTCGCACGGGCACAGGGCGCAGTCGTTCCTCCGGGCGGCGGTCGGGAAGAACGAGGAAAAGAAGATATACGCCATCGTCGCGGAGGAACTGAGAAAGGCTATAGACAATGCTTGATATCAACATCATCATTCCGCCGCTGGTGGAAGATATCGTCCGGCTGGAGCCGCAATACCCGGAGATAGTTCCGGAATTCCCGCTGGCGATACTCACGCCGCTGGACATGGGTTCCGGCACGATAATTTCCGGCGAGGAACGGCTTGCGGCGGTGTCGTTCCAGGTGGACGTATACGACACGAAATTGCAGCGCTGCACTGAAACGGCGCTGAAAATCTCCGCGCGGCTGATATCCCGGGGATTCGTCCGGAATTCCGGCGCGGATATCCGGGAGGACGGACTGCACCGCCGTACGCTGACGTTCAGCGCGGCGATAGACGAACACACAGGACTAGTTTACAGGAGGTAAATAATGGAGCTTTTAACAAAGGACACGCACCTTGATTTTTCTTCCGACGATGGCGCAACATGGCTTGAGCTGTACGGTCTGGAGAGCTACCCCGATATGGGCGCCGACCCGCCCAAGGTCAAGGTGACGAACATGCGCGACGCTAACGAGCGCTACATCGGAGGTATTCCCGACATCAGCGACATGAAGTTCGGGTTTTTCTACAACAAGGAAAAGGACCCTGACGCCGGAACGATGATAAAGAAGAATTTCGCAAAGCTCAAGGAGCTTGAGGAAGCTGGCACAAAGATAAAGTGGAAGCTCAACTATCCCGACAACACTTTCTACGCCTGGGAGGGCAAGCCTACCGTTTACGTTAACGGCGGCAACGTCGGCGAGGCTATGAAGTACACTCTCAGCGTTACGCTTGAAAGCAAGCTTGAGTGGAACGGAGGTAACACATGACAGGAGCATATCTGAAAATATCTGATGAAAAGAGCCTTGAGCTGCGCTTCACCGCGCGCCGGGCTGAGAAGCTCGAATCCGAGCTTGACTGCGACCTGCTGCTCGGACTTTCCCGCTGCCAGAGGGTCGGAGTGCTGACGCGGTTCATCGCATGCGGCGCGGATATCTCGCACAACGAGGCGTGCGACGCGTACGACGAGTTCGTCGACAACGGCGGCACCATAGAGGACGCGTCCGAGGTCGTCATGACCGCGCTGAAGAACGGCGGATTCATTGCGAAGTCGGCAGTAGAAGCCGCAAAAAAAATCCAGGGGCAGCTCCTCGACCGTGCAGCGCGGGGGAACTGATAGCCCAGCTAAGAAAAACGGCGGTAGACTGCGGCGCTTATACGGAGCAGTTCTACGACCTCACCCCGGCGGAGCTCTGCGACCTGAACAGATCCGCTGTGAAGCGCCGCACTGATGAAGCCCGGAGCCGCGCGGTGTTCGCCTGGCATACGGCGTACCTGACCGGGCTTGCTACGAATGCTCCGAGGAGCTTCCCGCAGACCCCGGAGCGGCATTTCGGGGCGCTCATGCAGGACGATACTCCGGCATGGAAGCGCTCGCAGGCGGCGATGGCGAGGATAGCGGCCGTCCACAATCAGCATTACAGAGAGGAGGCGGGTCATGACCGTTGAGGAGCTGAACATAGTCATTACGGCGACCAACCGTCAGTTTAACGAGGCTTTGGACGATATAATGTCCCGCCTTGAGGGGCTGGAAGAGCAGTCGCAGCGCACCGCCGACAACGCCGGGAGCATATTCACGAAGCTCGGGGGAATGCTTGCGGGTCTGGGGCTCGGAAAAATAATCGGCGACAGCCTGACGAACGGCGGCGAGCTTGAACAACAGCTCGGCGGTGTAGAGGTCGTGTTCTCGGAGCACGCGGAGGCAATGAAAAAGACCGCCGCGACGGCATACAGGGACATGGGGCTGTCAGAGGCGGAATATCTGGCAAAGGCTAACAAAATGGGCGCGCTGTTCGGCGGGTCGGGCTTTGATATGTCGTATGCGGCGAGCATGTCGCAGCAGGTCATGCAGCGAGCCGCGGACGTGGCTTCCATCATGGGCGTTGACGTCAAGGACGCGATGGAAGCGGTCACCGGCGCGGCAAAGGGCAATTTTACGATGATGGACAATCTCGGCGTTGCCATGAACGACACGACCCTCCAGGCGTACGCGCAGGAAAAGGGGCTCGGCAAGCTCGAAACCACGCAGCAGAAGGTCAGCGCGGCAATGCAGATGTTCCTTGACAAGACGGAGTACGCCGCCGGGAACTACGCCCGGGAAAACGACACATTCTCCGGCTCGCTGACGACCACAAAGGCGCAGCTTGAGAACATGACCGCCGACCTCGGAACGCAGCTCCTGCCGACCGCGACTTCGCTTCTGACGATGGCGCGCGGCGGTCTGGAGCTGATAACGCCGCTCGTCGTATCGCTCGGCGAGGGGCTGAACAGCGCGGGTCAGTACCTGCTCGGCATGTCACCGAGCGCGAAAACAATGCTCGGGATAGCTGTAGGCGCCGCTTTAGCGATCCCGGCGGCAACTAAGGCGCATGCTCTGTGGACTGCCGCAAATGAGAAATGGAACAGCCTGCTCAATATCCTCATTCCGAAGGAAGCAAAGCGCGCAAATATCATGAAGGCTGCGGCGGGGTGGCTCGTTATTTTGGCGGGACTGTTGTCTATCGTGGCTTCGGTCGGAGCGACCGCCCGGGAGATGAACGAATCAGAAGGCGCTGCGATGGAGGATACCGCCGCCGGAGCCGACAAGGCAGCCGAAAGCACGGACAGCCTTTCTGACAGCATGGCAGGGCTGGGCAAGAGTGCGGATACTGCCGAGAAAAAGCTCGCGGACATCGACACGCTGAACATATTCGATTCCGGCAGCAGCACCGGGGGTGTAGATTTCAGTGCGATAGTTGACGGCGCAGAATCCGCGCAGGATTCTGTCGCAGGACTGACCGACGATCTCGCAGGCGTTACAGGCAATCTTGATGAACTCAGCGAAAAAACAAATAGCTTTAGCCTTGATGGGCTTGCAAAGAACTTCGGAGATACCTTTAAAG